CAGCGATTATCTAGCCTCGCTAGTGCGTTGTGCAACCTAATGCGATCCGACAGCTTGTCGAGATCTTCGTGAATGTACACCGGTCTGACCGGTTTACCGCCATGCCAATCTGCTCCACACGACTCGCGAAACGGTCCGAAGAAAAAGGACTTTTCCGCGTTCAACTCGAAACCGAAATACCGCAGATACTCTTGAAGTATCCCGGATTCATTCTGTCTGATGATAATATCATCCCCGTAGACCCGGAAATCCGGAGCGGTGCCAGTATACTTATGGCAGGCAGAACATATCGAGGCGAAAATTAATGTCTCAAGTGGGAAGCAGAACCCATTGCCCATACTTACGAAGCCATGATACTTTTGGCTTTGCGGACCCAACGATTCTTCTCGCCACGAAGGCGAGCGAGTGTCGTTGAAAAACTTGAACCACGCCGACGGGAACAACTCTCTCACAAGTTCTGTGAAGATAGAGCCCGAAGCGTTTTTCATGTCCGCGGTGCAATAGGGGTTCGGAACATCAAGGGAGCCCTCCCGGGCTTTCTCCTGATTTGGCCTCTGATCACGCAGGTCTAGACCTACCTTACGTAACATTAGCTTCATATCCTGGTCAGTCGCAAGTTGCACGAGCTGATTCAGGAGCGGTTCCTTAGCGATCGTACGGCTACAATCACTATCTTTTAAGGCATAAGAAATACCATTGTAGTCCACAATCACCACTCGTGCCATTACAGCAGCTTCGAACCCTTCCGGGTCGACGCATATAACAGGGGTAGTTCTGTCCCCATCGCTGTAGTGCCGGGCAAAGCCCAGAACCTCCCAAAACATCGGGAGTCGTTTAAGTAAGGTGATTGCATATGGAAGTGCGGAAGGTGTCACGGTCCACTCCTCGCTCAAGAGTTTCCGAGCTAGGTTTGTGAACCGACCGCTGACACCGACATTCGCGCCTGGACCCCATCTGCCATGTTCATGAAGAAACCCTGAACCAAACTTCGGAGCAGAACCGATCACGCGACGGATGTATTGTCGCATCGCATTCACATGCGGAGCCGGATCTAAACCTAATCCACCGAGATTTATAAGGTGGTCTTGGTTATGGTTGACCCTTCGCCTCCTCAAGAGGTGATTCAAGTGCCGATTACGACGTTCTCCGCGCAGAAACTTGCGGAGTGCGTTTTGGTCAGCTAATTTAGGGTCTCCCACATAAGGGTATTTCTTCACCATGGCAGCACTAGCAACCGCCCTGAAGTGTTCATCAGGGTTCTCGTACGTCTGATTGAGTAGTTGCTTTGAATAAGCCAACGCGTCGCCGAACTCGCCTCTGTTAAGGAAGCGGTAAATCGGTTTCGCAACGGCCCACTCGGGGTGACTTACTACATTTGACAGAAAGGATTTTAGAAACTTGTAACCCCGTCCGTCATGCGCTTCATTGTGCTGACGAGCCTGTTTGGCTAACGTCTTCTCCAACTCGAGAATCGAGCGGGCCTTGCGAGGCCGCAGTGGAGGCACCATCGGTTGCTTGGATAACATAATGTAAGTTCCTCACATACTGTAACAGGGGGTCAGGGACCCCCAGAAAGCCACCAATCGTCACCGCAAGGGTGAGGATCAGGCTAGCTGACACGAGATATTTCTTGCCTCGAGTCAGGTTAGCCATTGGCTTGACCATTCTTGACTGCCGTCTTATAGGCAGCGGACGCGATATACGCGCCCAGGTCATTACAGTGTGCATCGATGTCAGCGCTGCTGACACCCACCGGGAACACGTGAGCGATCTTCGTCGAGCCGTCAGCAGTGGTCGTCTTCGCACCTGTAAGGGTGTGAGTACGATACAATGCGACTTCAAAACGAGAGTTTCCGCTAAACGTGGCCGTCGGCTTGGGAGGAACTGACTTCTGAGTGATACGATCCTTCACGGAAACCGTGTTGGCAGGACCTTGGAACCCAAACGTCGAACCGCTGATGCTATCGACCGTATAGGCCTTAGCGTTGACTGTCAAAGACATACTTATACTCCATTTTAAGAAAGGATTAATTAAGAGTTAGATCAGGCATAAATTTACCGCATTGCGGATAGAATCTTACCCTTTCGTAGTTGAGTCGACAGCAGAGCAATAGCGTCGATCAACCGGAAATCCCTGAGAAACTTAAAGGGATCCGCTCGAATGGTTATTGATGGTGCTCGTAAGCCAACCATGCGGTATTTTGTATTAACCGTTATGGTGGAAATGCCAGTGAGTGATGAGCCCACGACATAGTTTGGATCAGTGCACCACGAGTTCCCGATCTGCCGCACAACCGACTTTTGGTCAGTGACGGTATAGCAGGAGCCAATGGTTGTAATCCCAGGCTGTACGATCTGTCCTATCGCGCTCATAAAATCATTGAGCGTGACCATCCAGTTTAGAACAAAGGAGAAACTAACTAAATCAATCACCGCTTCGGGCACATGTCCGACTGACAGACCGACTTTCCTTTTGAGATCGTCGACTGCCAGTTCGAACAGCGACACAGCTCTCACACGAACATCATGCGATGTGCTGGTCACGACTTGTGCCTTAAAGATGCCTCCGTAGTCCCCAGATGTAACATCACTACCGAAGACTTGCACGTTGCCCCTTTGGGCGACACGCACAGGTCCAGGCGAGATGTCGGACTGCAAACTTTTCATAACTCCTAACGTGTCCATAATCAACGGACGCGCGCCAAACCGCATCGCGAGCCAAGTTTCCTCGACTATCGTGCGCATGGCTTGGAGATTTTGCTTTGCCTGTCTCTTCGGATTGGCCGTCAAATGGCGGCCGTACGCATATCCAACCCTAGAGTTAAAGGATTGGAAGAACTGCGCCCAATTGGTCCAGAGATCAGGTACGAGACGCATAGTCTTATGCATTTCTGCCAGTGTAACGAGCAGATTAGCATCAGACGGTAGTCTTTGCGCCTTCGTGCAAGCTTCGCTGATTGCTCTATCAACAGTTGTCCCGTTGATGAGCGCTACGGGTAACATACTACTAGGCAACGCAGTCGTGGAGGGATTGCTCCCACCCAAAAGCTGCGAAACCTGGTCACCCGTACCAGCGTACGACTGGCCCGCGGCGTATGACGGATACACTTGGATCAAGGAGCCGGTGGAACTGGCTGCTGGATCATGGGTGATCTCCGTCTGCGACATGGGCGACATCAGGACCTTCCCTAGGGCTTGCAATTGCTTGAAACCCGGGGTCACCACATCCGTCATTGTTTTTTGTGTACCGACAGCTATCCCATAGTTGATAACGTTGTTAAAGTTAGCAATAGGGCCGGACGCCGACTCAAAATAATTGGCGCCCTTACTGAGCGACCCGGAAGACCGGGTTCTCTGGTAAGGCTGTCGGGGCACAAATGATGGTAGTGGCATAAGGACTCCTCAGTCGTAAAAGAAAGGTTCGGACAGGACCGTCGCGATGGTTCTGTCTGATGGTACGATACTGGTTTGCAAATCCAGTATTTTCGCTAAGTGGGTACCACCCACTTTACGTACCTCAAGGTTGACCCTGGAACCCCCGTCCGCAAAT